GATTACAGATTAAAAGAAGATTTAAAAGATTTCAATGCTTTAGAGATTGCATCAAAAATTAAAATGTATGACTTTAAATGGAAGGCAGATGATAGTAGAAGTTATGGTGTAATGGCACACGAACTTCAAGAAGTAGTGCCACAAGCAGTTAGTGGTAATAAAGATGCTGAAGATATGCAACAAGTTGATTATAGTAAGTTAGTACCTATCTTATTAAAGTCAATACAAGAACTTGAAGCTAGAGTTCAAGAACTAGAAAAAGAAATTTAAAAATTTACTATATTTGTATAAATTAAATTAAAAAATAATGGCTGGAGATACTAATACTTACTCTTGGAATTGCAGAACTGTAGATTGCTACCCAACTAAAGATGATAATACAGATGTAGTTTATAACGTGCATTGGACTTATACAGGCACCTCTTCTAAAAAAGATGATCAAGGTAATTTTTATACAGCTGGTATTTACGGAACACAAGTTTTAAATACAGAAGAAATAAGTGATTTTGTTCCTTTTGCTGATTTGAATAATGAGAAAGTTACAGAGTGGGTTACCACTACTATTGGTGAAGATAAGGTTAATGATTACAAAACAAATATATCAAATCAGATTGCAGATCAAATCACACCTCGATCAATTACTTTAGAAGTTAAAGAGTAAATTTTTTTTTACTTTTTCTTATTTATATTTGATTATTATTTAACAAATATAAATTAACAAATTATGGCAACAACAGGCGTTTTTAACGGAACTAAAATTTTGTTTCAAATATCTACAGATGATGGCGCAAACTTTACAACTGTAGGGCACTCAACTTCTGCGTCAATAAGTTTTTCAATGGACACTCCTGAATCAACCTCTAAAGATAGTGGTGGTTATTCTGAAATAATAGCAGGCGTAAGATCGGTTGAAATTTCATTTGACGGTGTGGTGGCATACGATGATTCTTTTAATGTTGACAATTTTGTCGACCATATAGTAGGACCATCTAATGGCAGAGTTAAAGTGAAAGCTAGTTTCGGAACAGCTACTTCAGGTGATAAGTATTATACGGTTGATGGATTTTTCTCTAGTTTAGAGTACAGTTCAGAAGCAGAAAGTCCTGTGACTTATTCAGGTTCTTTTGTAGGAACTGGAGCGGTTACTACTGCAACTAGATAATCTATATTTTTATATTTCATATTATCAAATCTTTTTTATAGATTTGATTAATGAATAAGGAAAGAGGTTACTATTCTATTGACTTGGGGGGGAAAGCAAGAACCCTCCATTTCAGTATGAATTTTTGGGCAGAGTTAATGGATCATTTAAATATCTCATTACAAGAGTTAGGCGAAGCTTTCAGCAATAAAATGGCTATTTCAGGTATTAGGGGAATAGTATATTGCGGTATGCTTGCTTATGATCGTGAAAACAAAAATGAAATAGATTATGATGTTTACGATGTAGGGAATTGGCTTGAAGATTTAACTCAAGATGATATTAACAACCTTATTAATTCAATGATGCAATCTAAAATTTTAGGCAATAAATTAAATGCTGGAATTGAAAGAGATCAAAAAAAAAATCTACCGAAGAAGACTACAACTGGTCAACAATAAAAGACTATTATATCGGACAAATAGGGATTCATCCAAAAGATTTTTGGATTAATACTTTTCAAGAAAACTATTTAATTTCAGAAAGTTTTCATATTAAAAATAATTTACAATGGGAGCAGACAAGATATATAGCTTGCATGATTTACAATATGAATATCAGCAAAAAAAGTCAAGCTAAAAAACCTAAAGATTTATTTCAATTGCCACAAGATAAAATCAATGTATATAGGCCACCAAAATCTACAAAAGAGGAATTTGAAAAAATGAAAGCAGACATTGAGTGGTTACAAGAGAACAAGAAATTTAAGGAACTTAAATAATTATTATATTTGTTTTAAAAAATCATGGCGAGTTTTATTATACCAGTACGGATAGATGCTAAAGGAGTCACTAAAGGCTTAAATCAAGTTTCTCAAAAATTCAAAACCTTTGGAAAAAATTTAACTCTTGGAGTTACTTTGCCACTTGCAGGGCTTGCAACTGCCGCTTCGAGAATGGCATTAGGGTTTGATGAGTCAATGACAAAAATCAATACGCTTGTTGGTATTAGCACAAGTGAGTTGCAAGGCATGAGGGGAGAGGTTATGAAGATAGCAGGCGCAACTGCTCAAGCACCTGGAGCTCTTGCAGATGCTTTATTCACCGTAACTTCAGCAGGTTTAAGAGGTAAGGATGCAATGCAAGTTCTTGAAATGGCGGCAAAAGCAAGTGCATCAGGATTAGGCGAGACAAAATCTGTTGCACAGGCACTAACGGGTATTATGCAGAGTTATGCTAGTTCAGGGATGACAGCTTCTAAAGCTACAGATATTTTAACTGCGACTGTTAGAGCAGGTAATTTAGAAGCATCAGAATTAGCACCAGTATTAGGTAGGGATACAGGTATTGCCTCGCAAGTTGGAATATCTTTTGAAGAAGTTGGCTCGTCAATTGCAACGTTTACAAGATTAGGTGTTAATAGTGCAGAAGCTGTTACAGGTTTGTCAGGAATCTTAAACAGTATAGTAAAACCTACAGATCAAAGTCGAGATGCTTTAAAAAGCCTTAATATGGATATGGATGGCTTAAGAGAATCGATCAGAGAAAAAGGACTTGCCGCTACTTTAGTGGATTTAGTTGCAAAGGTTGGTGACAATCAGGATGTAATGGGTGAGTTAATTCCTAATGTGAGGGCGTTGTCTGCTGTTTTAGGTACTGCAGGGGCACAGGGTGAAGCATATATAGAGGTCGCAAAAGATATAGCAAACTCTACTGGTTTAGCTGACGAGGTTTTTGAAGATACTGCAAAGAGTTCAAGCTTTCAATTTAAAAAATCATTAAACCAACTTTCGGTTGTTGGTACCGAAATTGGTAGTATGTTATTACCACCACTTGTTAAAGCCACTACGTTTGTAGGTAATTTGATACAGTCATTTATGGGGTTAGATAAATCTACAAAAATGATTGTATTAGGGTTTGCAACTATTGTCGCTGCAATTGGTCCTGTTATGACTGCTCTAGGGTTTTTAATATCGCCTATAGGTTTAATAATGGCAGGTATTATTTCGCTTGGCTTAATAGTGAAAAATAATTTTGATGCGATACTAGGTTTTGTAACTACTGTGATAAACTCATTTATAGATTTATATAATAGCAGTTTATTAGTTCGTAAAGGAATAGAGGGCATAAAATTTATTGCAAAAAGCGTATTTGGTTTTTTAAAAGCAGGCATTTTAAGTGTTATTGACATATTCAGGTCTTTCGGTGAAATAATAAAATTAATATTTCAAAGAAAATTCGATGAAATTCCTGATTTAATTAAAGGGACTTTTGATAAGGTCAAAGGAAATGCTACAGAATTTGGTGAAGATGTTGCAGATAATTTTACTGAAGGAGTTCAAAATACTTTGACAGGAAAATTAGAGCATGTCACCACAGAGGGTTTAAAAACAAGTTTAGGTAATGCTGTCAATAATGTTAAAGATAGTGTTAGTAACATGGCGATGTCTCTTGCTGAATCGCTAGGTATTGGTGCAGGTGATGAGAAAAGCGCAGTTACAGTAGCTTTAGAAGAAGAAAATAAAATCATAGAGGAAACACTTGAAAAAAGAAAAAAAATTGTCGATGATTCAGGTAAAAAATTACAATTGTCAGCAGAGACAATGGAAGATTTAATCGTAAACCTTAACAGTCAACTCGGTGCAGGGTTTGCAGATATGTTATCAGGTTTAGCAGAGGGCATTGCAAGTGGTGATAATTTAATGAGTTCTTTTATTGGCATGCTAGGGGGCTTTATGGTTCAGATAGGAAAAATGCTAATATCATTTGGATTTGCACAGATGACTTTTTTAGAGGCTCTAAAATCTATGAACCCATTTGCTTTAATAGCGGCTGGAACTGCGCTGGTTTTAATTGGTTCACTTGTAAAAAGTACTATGGCTAAAAAGGCAAAAGCTTTAGAGGGTGGCGGTGTTACTGCTTTTGCAGATGGTGGCATTGTAACTGGCCCTACTCTTGGTTTGGTAGGTGAGGCAGGAGCAGAGGCAATAATTCCTTTGGATAGATTAGATAGCATGATGGGGGGACAGAAAGGGGAGTTTGTTTTAAGGGGGCAAGATTTAGTAGTGGCTATGGAAAGAGCACAAAATTTTAGGTCAAGAATAACAGGATAAAAATGTCATACGGATTAAGATTTGATGATGATTTCTTTGATGTGGACGAACACAAATGGAAATTAAAAATTTACAAGCGTGATTATGTGGGTAATACTGAAAA